TTATTAAGAATTCTAGAAATATAACAAATAGTAATAATTGCGCCAGCACTAGGCCCATCCTTGGAACTACCTGATGGAAAATGAACATGTAGACCACCAGGTGTTTCCTCAATAAATTTATTAATATATTCTGTTTTTATCATATTAGTTGCCATTGTAAATGCAAATTGACAACTTTCTTTGATAGTTTCTTGTAAGTTACCTGTTAGTTTTAGATTAAATTTATCAAAACCAAAGTTTTTATAACAAGTTACTCTTAATATGCCTCCGTGTCCACTCACAGTGGCAAAAAGTGCATTACAGATACCAATTTCGGGTGTCGGATGTATTTTTTCAATATCATGTTTCGGTTTATTCATATATTTAATTATTGTTGCATTATCCACAATAATTGGATTTGCTGGTGTAACAATCATTTTACAATCAGGTTTACATTCAACAACACAATCCTTACACAATTTACATTTTTCGCAATCATGATATTTACCTGCGTTACATTTTTCGCAATTTTTGCATTCATCACATAATATTATGTGTTCTTTACATTTGCATTTGAATACACCTCTTCTGTATATTCTATCAACATTAAGCTTTAGGAATAGAGTTTCTAATTTATTTTTGAGTTCACGTACACCGGCCTCATGAGTGAAATTATCTGCAATATATTCTATGTCTTTATCATCTATTAATATACTTTTATGTTCGAGACCAATACCCTCCATAATTTCTTTTAATAAAAAGTCTTGACAAATTTTGAGTTTTTCTTTGACAGAATATGATTTTACTTCTATTCTTTGAATTCTGTTTAACAAAATTGGATCTATTTTACTTTCATCATTGTATGAAAATACAAATAATACATGATTAAGTGGGAATCCACATTCGAAGAATTTATCGCTGAATGATGTATTCATATTAGGATCTGTTACATTTATTAATACATTTTGGATTTCATTCACACCATGTTTTTGACTCGCTTTATCTAATTCATCGAAGAACATTATACAGCGAGCACTTCCTGCTTCGACCATCTTTCTAACTATAAGACCAGGTTGTGCTGCACTATAAGTGAATGAGTGTCCATTCAAAACAGCAGGATCTTCAACACCACACAATGATATACTAATACAAGGTATTCCTAAGGCTTCACCCAATCCTTTAGCAATAAGAGTTTTACCAACACCAGGAGGACCACAAAGTCCAATAGCTTTACCAGGACTGTTTGGATTCATAATCATTTTACACACTAATTCTCTAATTGTATTTTTACATTCTTCATGTCCATAAACACGTTTTTTGAGAACGTCATATACATTATCCATCATTTTACGGCATTTTGAATCATCATAACGAAGCATTTCAAATTTTGTATCAGTATTTTGCCATGGATATTTCATTAGAATATCAACATATGTTTTTTGTTTAGATGTTTCACCATTTCCAAATTTCATTTCCTCACTTTTTTCTAATATAATTTTTTTAATATGTTTGGGTATATTCATATTTACGACTATTTGTCTCTTCATATCAACATCAGATTCGGACATTGCTTTAAGTTTTTCTAATTCATTCTTGAGATTAATACTTGATTTTTTTAGTCTTATTTGAAGAGTATATGCTAATCTTCTGTATATAAGTTCGGCGATTATTTCGGCACCATATTTTTTATCTTTTGTCAATCCAAATAATAATCCGGCAACATTAATACATTCATCTGGACCCATTAATAGTAATCTAATTATATTAAACATATTTTTAAGATTGTTATCTTTCTGGAATTCATCCATTTGATGTTTGAATGAATCCATTTTTGTTATTTCACTATATCTTAAATAATCAGCTGAAATCTTTTGTGTGAAACTTTTTTCGTCATACGATAATATTTCACCTATTGGTATATGTTTGATATATATTTCAGCAAACTTGTCATTTATAAATTGATTTGCTGTGACAACTTTTTGGAACATTTTCTTTTTATTATAAATGAAAGGCCTATATATTTGAGATGTTCTTATTATACAATGAATTGGATCATTTATAAAATATCCACCGAATGTATAACATATTGATGTATTTGGTATATGTAATTTTACTTCAGCATATGAATCAATATAAATATCACTATTTGGAACTGGTTTTTCTAATTGCCATTCCATATCACTTTTAATAAATCCCTCCTTAGCATCAGTTGGTGTTGTTTTGTAATCAACTGGGATAAATACCATATTATACAAATCTAATTCTTCTCTGAAATACGATCCTTTTTCTGATCCCACACCAATTTCATTTTGTGAAGCAAATTTAATATATTCTTTATGACTATTTCCAACTAAAACATTCAGAGCATCTTCGATTGAATAAAATCCAACATTTTTACAAACTTCTAATAATTTATCTCTTACTTTGTCAAAATTATCAAATAATATTTCATTCAAATTATTTACTTTATTGTTTTTAAATAGTTCGAATATCGTACTAAGATTTTTATCATTCTTCATGTTCATTTGGTACCCTATATAATCAAATATATTTTTATCTATCAATGAATCACTGAAATTTTCTTTATTTTTATCTAATGATTTAACAACATGATCATCCTTTTTTTGTGTATTTTTGTGAGAGTTTTTATCAGTTTTTGCTATATCATCATCAGATTCTTCAGCGGTTTCAGTCTGATCAACAAATTCAATATCATTATATTCAGAAGACCCTGAATCCTTTATTTCATTAAATTTAGGATTAAATACATCATCATTCATGAATAAAATTAATTCACTAAGCTGTCTCATACAATTATTACGTATATTAATTGAAATAATACTCTCCTTATATAATCTTTCAACATGTTGAATTTGATTTTGTATGAGTTGCGAATACCTATAATATTCGTATTGAAGGAAATTTAATTTGCAATCCTTGACGGTAATACTTGTAGAATTTTGTTCTGTCATTAATATATTAATCGAAAAAAAATTATTAATTGACACGGAAGAATTATATTAAATATTTTAATGTGTTACAATATTACTATATATTTTATTGCGTCTCTTGTGTGTTTATAAATATTAAAACGTAACTATAGATACAAAAAAATTCATTACTCTGTGCGTTATTCACATTATTATTAATAAAATATAGTTTTGATATAGTGTGTTTCTTTTTTGATTTTTTTTTTAGAAATAAATAGTATATATTATTAATTAATCAATGCCTTCTGCCAAAGTCCCTAAAACTCAATCTGTTAAAAAAGAAACAACTTCTAGTGCAGCACCAGTCGCCACTTCTGTTGCCACAGCTCCAGTTGCTTCTACTCCTGTTGTAACAGCTCCGGTTGTTACTCCTACTTCTGCACCAGTCGTCGACGTAGTTGCTGTTCCAACCACTACGCAAAAATCTAAACCAAAACAAAAGAAAACCCAAGAATCAGTAGTTGTCCCAGCTGTTGTTGCTCCAGCTGTTGTTCCAGTTGCTGTTGCTCCAGTTGCTGTTGCTCCAGCTGTTGTTGCTCCAGCAGAAAAGGCTCCCAAAGTCCAAAAACCCAAAGTCGTTCGTGCCAAGAAGGAAAAAGAACCAATCCAAGTAGCTCTTCCTTCATCAGAACAAGCTGCTTCTTCATCAGAACAAGCTGCTCCTTCTTCATCAGAACAAGTTGCTCAAGAAAATGAGCAAGAAGCTGGCGTATTAGTCGATGCTGACTTAAGAGGAGGACAAAGACCAAAGAAGAGATATTTTGCATGTGTCTATGAAAATGAACAATTTGGAAGAGTTTGGGGTGTTAAACCAAAACAAGCTGCAAACAAAGGATTTACATCAATTCTTAAACATATGAATAAATCTGGTATTAATTACACAGATGGCGAAGAAATTAATTTTGCTATTGCTGAAACTACACGTGGTAGTAAACAAGGCGAATACTTATATTTGGGTAAAAGAGTTTTATTAGAAATCCCAATTCAAGTCACCAAAAAAATTAAGGATAAAGTAACAAAAGAAGTTATTGCCACTAAACAGGTTCCATACAAATACAAAAATATTGTACACAAGGTACCAAAGGTTGGCAGAGTCAATGCATAATTTAATATGAATTGCTTTTGTTATTGAAAATATATTTTAACATATTAATATATACTAATAATTTAATATATATTTATAAAATTCGAAGAATGATAAATCCTGATGATTATTACGATTCAATCCAACAAAAAATTAACCAATATTATCAAAATATCAAAAATAATGATATAAATAATAAAACTGTTAAAATAGGTAAGATGCAAAAATCTGATAACATTGTGAGTACTAATAAAACTTATAAATCTGATGAAATAAGAACAAAAATTACTATGACTAATCCGATAAATATAGGCTTACTCAAAAATTACAATGATAATAGTGTTATTATGGTAAAGTACGAATTAAATAAATTTTCATTTTATGATAGTAAAAATGTTCTTATGGGATTTTTTACCATAAAACAACTTCTTAAATATGTTGGTTCTTTTTATGATAATACATTCTTCGGTGACGTCGACATGGGAATTTCAAAAGATATTATTGAAACATTCATCGTAACAATTTCAAACACTATTAATAATCCACGAATGTTCGATATACATCTTAAAAACCATCTTAACTCACCTTTTATGGGCAATATAGAAATGCTCGTTAAACTCAACAATGATATTAAAAATATCGAAGAAGGTGAACTCAAATTATTGTTCCAATCCAACAATAATCACGATGTAAGTAGAATTGTAAAATATTTTATTTATCAATTTCAAGTACATACATTACGTATAATTGCAACAATTAGTGAACAAATTAAAAATGATCCTTCAAGAAAATCAATTAGAGATTCATTATTGAAATATTCTTGCGGAATAACTTACAGAATAACAAATTTTGTTAGGAATTGTACTGAAAACCAAAATAATGAAATTAAAACTCTCCAAAATCAATTGTTAGATGTTATACAAATTAAAAAAAATCTTAGTGATAAAATAAATGCACTAACAGTATCAATCAATCAACAAAATATTTTATTAACACAAATTATAAATAACACTGCTAATAATAATTATAATTTAATAGGTGGTACAATAAATAATAATGATCATAATGATAATAATAATGATAATGATAATAATAATGATAATGATAATGATAATGATAATGATAATGATAATGACAATGATCACCATGATATAATCCATTATGATGAAAAATCAACATCACACACAACATCACAAAATAAATCAAATACTTCGAGTGTATCAAGTACATCAAATGCAGTTAAAACACCCTCAGAAATGACAACTTCCGATATTGTAGAAGAAATATTTACTGCACCAGTTAAATTTAATTCCTCAACATCAGAATCAGCAAAATCAGACAAATCAAATAAATCAGACAAATCAAACAAATTAAAAAAATTAGCAAAATTAACAAAATCCGAATCAGACAAATCAGACAAATCAGACAAATCAGACAAATCAGACAAAT